CGCATGCCCAAGATCTCGTACGTAGTCATTGAACTCAAAATTGCTCATCAGTTTTCCCTCTCCGGTCAGCCATCAGGTAACGGTCGAAGGAATCGCAGATAAGGGTCCCGCCCGGAAGGTGCAGCCGGTGTACCCACCACGTGTCCAGCCATGCAAAGATACTAACGAGCATTATGTCACGTCCTGGTACGACTTGCGGTGGACTATCTGCCGGACGGTACTGCGGGCAATGACGTTTCCCAGCCGTTTAGCGATTCTTACCTCACCCAGGCCCTCGCCGGACCACAGGCGCACCTGGCGCACCTGGTCGTCGGTCAGCTTACGGCTCTTGCTGGGGGCAGGCTGCCCGTGGAAGCTCCTGCCGGTGATCACGTTGCGCACGGTGTCCACGTGGATTCCGTACTCCCTGGCCAGCTGTGGCTTAGTGAACCCGAACTCATGGAACACGCGTATGAAATTTGCATCCCTGTCAGTAAGCTTGCTGTTCAACTAAAGCTTCCCTTCAAAGTGGTCCCTGAGCACAAGATACAGCTCGAACGCATGATCCTCTGGCATAACAATGGGAACCTCGTGATTCTTCCTGCGGATGAGTACCGTTGGAGGAGGGGGAGCGGGCGCGGGCCTGAACTCCAGCTGGAACAGCGCGTCGTCGTCGTCAGCCACTGTGGGGCCTCCTGTCTCTCGTAGGTAGAGTCTACCGGGAACAGGCTAAACTCGCCGCCGCTGGTAATCTTGGCGACGGTCCCGCCTCCCGCCTTCAGATGAGCTAGGCTGGCGTACGTGAAAGACTTCCTGGGAAACGAGTACGGACCTGGCGACCTGGTGATCTACGGAGCCGGGTCAGGGAGGTCCATCACCATGGTCATCGGCCGCGTAGTCAAGATCGCTCAGCGAACCCAGCGGGACTACTGCGAGCTGGAGAACGGGAAGTGGGGCTACAAGCACGTGCCCATGACAGACAGAGAGTGCAAACCTCTCTACTCTGTCCGCATCCGGCCCCTGCACTCTTCCCGGTGGGAGCAGCACGACCAGCGCCCTTACTACGTGGACAGCAGGACCGGCGAGAAGATCGAGCGCCGCGAGCACGTCAGGGAAGAGAGTCATTACACGCTGGACAGTACAGGCGAGAGACTGCCTCCTGAGGCAAGCGTGTACATGAATTACCTGATGACGCGCAGGTCATTCTATCCTGAAGGTCAGTTCGACGTGGTGCCGGAGAAGAATCCGGCCTATATTGAGCCTTACCTGCGTACCTATCACCCGACGGTGTACAACGATTACGTGGAAGAGCGCGAAGAAGGCGCTAGGCTGGTTACCATTACGGTGACAGAGAATATCGTCAAGTGGAGCGGAGAGCTTCCGGATGCGTAGCCCGAACGAACGGGACCTCCTCCTGGGAAAGACACTAAAGCACGAGGCAGTACATCACCCGCAGCATTACGGCGGCGATACAGACTACGAGACTATCAAGGTAATGATCGCCTGGGACCCGGAGATGGCCTACCATTTCTGCGTAGGCAACGCGATCAAGTACCTGAGCAGGATAGGCAAGAAGGACCCGGAAAAGCGCGCTGAAGACCTGAGGAAATCGGCGTGGTACTCAGGTAAGGCAGCGGAGATCTACGAGGCGTACCTGTCCGAGGCAGCAGAGGACACCGCGCCTGAGATCACGACAATGAGACTAGGGATCAGGCCGCTAGGGATCAGGCAGGACGGGGTTAACGATGTATGACGCTGACTACGACGCGTACCTGAATGACTTGCATGCCGAGGCCGAGGCTACTGGATTTATAACTAAGGATTCCGGTACGCGTACTGAGCACGCTGATGGCGTAGTAAGGGATACCGACCAGGGGAAGCCGCGCTTTGACCTGCTGTTCCCCAAGGGCGTTCCGTATGAAAGCCAGCTCATGACCCGTGTAGCTGAGCTGTATGAGCGCGGCGGCGTCAAGTACGGCATGCGCAACTGGGAGAAGTCGGCTACTCCTGAAACACTGGAGCATCACGAGGCCGCATTGATGCGTCATGTCGTCCGGTTCCTGACGGGCGAGGATGACGGCGAGGATCATGCTGCTGCGGTGGTGTGGAACGTGAACGCCGTGGACCTGTGCCGGCGCAAGATCTCCCTGGGAAAGATAAAGTATACAGGAAGGACAGCAGATGGCTCTTAATGATGAGAAGGAGCGCCTGGACCTTGCCGAGGAGTGGCTGCTGGCGTACCCGGCAAGCAGCCAGGAATTTGAGGCGGCCCTGGAGCACGTTCGCTGGGTGCATGTCAACAAATCTGACTGGCGTGCTCGCTGTGAGGCAATCCTGGCGAACGTAGTCACCCGCCGGCGCGACGAGCAGCACACGATGTCGAAGCTGAAGGGCGGCAGTAAAAATTAACGACGACCAGGGTCCTCCTGTCTTCAGCGAGATGTACGAGATGCGCGCCCGCCTGGCTAATGCTATAGGCCGTTGCAGCGAGGTAGAAATGTCAGAGCGCATCATAGGCTACGAGGATTCCGCTTTGCAGTACGCCGACCTGATCTTTGAGCTGAAAGAGGTCAAGCCCTGGATCGAGAAAGTCATGTGCACGTTTCTTTAAGCTAACATGGGTTAATGGAAACTCTAGCTGTAACCAAGCCTGTTAACTCGGATATCGCCGCTAAGGCCAGGGAAGTTCACCCGGTGCAGTTCACAGGTCGGATGCTACTGACTACGGTCACGTTCTTTTTCATGTCCCTTGGCTGGATTGCGGGCAACGGCTGGTACACCGTAGTTTTCTCTGTTCTCTGGATAGCTGGTCACTTGAAGTGGCTCGGGCTCTGCGTTCGTTACGGCTTCGTCAAGGGTGCGCGTCACAATCTCGTGCCTAAAGGCAAATAATGCCGTAATCTACAAGTTAGACCCACGGCCTACGGGAGCTGGGTAATACCGGAGCAGGAGCAAAGTGCTCTTTGGCCGGAAAGCCAGCCGAGGAGATTCCCCCGTGGGGCTGATCGAGAACGTTTCCGCGTCCTCTAGCATGAAGGTAGAGCGGCGTGCTATTGGCGGCGTCCCGTGGCAGCCGTGGACTGACCCGTTCATGCGCTTTGACGTGGGCGGACCTGCTCACCCGACGCGCCAGGTATTCGGGGTAGAAAAGGCCCTGGGGCTTACCGCGCTGTACGCGGGTACCAAGATTCTCAGCGATAACGTCGCGTCTCTTCCCGTGAAAGTCCTTCAGTCCGTTAACGGCGGAAGGTCCATTCCGTATACAGGCCCCCATCTATTCCAGGGTCCTTCTTCTTTCGAGTCGCCATTCGACTGGATGTGCACCTGCATGAGCAGTCTGCTGCTGTGGGGAAATGCCTGGGGCCTCGTTATCGGACGTGACGCTTACGGGTTTCCGAAGCAGATCGAGTGGATTCCGCCAGAGCGCATTATCGTAGAGCAGGAAGACCCCGGAGTAACCCTTAACCCGCTGTCTACGAATGTGTACGCGGCCGGCAGGAAGATGAGCTGGCACGGGCCTGATGCTGAGCTGTTTCACATCAAGGGCCTCGGGCTTCCCGGTCGCCTTGAAGGCGTGTCCCCGCTTATGAAGCACGCACTTACCATTCTCGCCGGCATCGAGGCACAGCGGTACGGAACAGACTGGTACGCGAGCGGCGGATTCCCTCCGGGCACATTCCAGAACTCCGAGCTGGAAGTAGATGCCGAGCAGGCAGCCCAGATTCGCAAGATGCTTGTCACTTCGCTGCGCAGGCGCGAGCCCCTGGTATACGGCCGGGACTGGGATTACACTCCCGTTACCGTACCGCCGTCCGAAGCTCAGTTCCTTGACGCCATGGGGTACAACGCTACCCAGATTGCCGTTATCTTCGACCTGCCCGCTAACCGGCTCGGGGGAAAGAGCGGAGATTCCCTGACTTACAGCACTGTTGAGCAGAACCAGATTCAGGTAATCGAGGCAATGCGCTCGTGGCTCTGCCGGCTGGAAAGCGCGTTCAACCCCCTGCTTCCGGTACGGAGGACGGTTAACTTCAATACCAACGTGCTGCTCAAGACCGACTTGAAGACTCAGGCTCAGATCGACTGGGGCGACCGTGACGCGGGAATCAGGACCACAGACGAGATACGCGACCAGCGCGGCATGGCTCCTCTCCCCGGCGGTGTAGGCAGCGAGACCCTTCCGCTTCAGCTCGTAGTTTCCATGGGACAGCGCGCGGGTGCGCTTCCGAAGCTCATGATGCCCCAGGTCAGCCTGCTAATCGACATAGCCGGCAAGAAGCTGGAAGACCTTCAGAAGAAAGGACTGACTAAGGACCCTGTAGGAGGCGAGTTCCAGGCTGACCCGCAAACCGGCCAGCCGTCCGGCCCTGCTAACGACCCTGGCCAGTTCTACTCCAATATGCTGAATGCGTACTCGCGAATGGCACAGGAAGCAGGGCTAACCGAATTTTCCGCGTGGCTGCGCGATCCTCAGATTCACGCTAAGTTCATTCCGCTCCTGATCGAGGAAGTGCGGTTGCAGCGTGAAATCGCCATGGAGCACGCGCCCAGGATGCGTAATGCCGGGGTACTGGACATGATCGAGAATTACGACGATATTCCCCCTACCGGACTGAATGACTAGCACATAAGCTAATCCACTCGTAACCTGGGAAGCGAAGTCTAATACCCGGAGGGTGATTCGTGACCAACGTGAACAGCGTGGAGGAATTCTACTCTGCGTTCCCGGAAAGGCGAATTAACCCGTTCCGCCCTGAGCTTCGCGCTGTCGAAGGCAGTAATGGCCCCAAGCATATCTGGGGTTATGCCTCCATGTTCAACAAGCTTTCCCGTAAGCTCGGAGGATTTGTTGAGCGTGTTGACAACCGGGCGTTTACCGCAGGCAGGGCCAGTGGCTTTCCCGACGTAGTTTGCCGGTTCAATCATAATGACGACTTCCTGCTCGGCACCGTGAACGCGCGTACCTGCCTTATCGACGTGGACGGCACAGGGCTGATTTACGACGTTGTTCCCCCTTCTTTCCGTGACGACATTATCGAGCTGATGGAGCGCGGCGACGTTTGCAGTTCCTCATTCGCTTTCCGGGTTCCGGAGGGCGGCGACGACTGGGGCCTGTCGGACTTCAACTACCCGCTCCGCACATTGCTTTCCGTGGACCTGGTTGACGTAGCTCCGGTGACTACGCCTGCTTACCCCGATGCCACTTCCTCTGTGCGCTCAATGGACGGCGCGGTAAGGTCCCTTGCTACCAGGTTCGACATAGAGCCAGCGGAAATCCGGTCACTCCTGGAGGCAAACCAGGGGGTAAAGCTGTTCAAGCGCACTGACCGTTCGCCTGCTCCCGTTATGCAAATTACTGCCAGCACGGGCGAGAATGCCTATTCCACGGGCAGCTGTGCCTCTAATATCGTAATTACGACCACAACTCCCCAGGAGGGAACCGAGATGCAGTCAGCGGAAGAACTGCGCACCGCCTGGTACGAGGCTGAGGTTCGTGCCAAGTACGACGCTGCGGCAATGAAGAAGATGGCCGCCAGCGGCGCGGCGATGAAGAACGCCACAGGCGATCCCTCCTATCCGATCGCGGATGAGGAAGACCTGCACAATGCGATTCACGCGGTAGGACGCGGCCATGCCAGCCATGAGGCGATCCGCCAGCACATCATCGCTCGCGCTAAGGCTCTCGGCCTCTCCAGTATTCTTCCGGCTGCCTGGACAGGCACAGGTACCACTCCGGCAGCGTCTGACAGCTCCAGCGAGAAGAACTCCGCTGAGGAAACTTCCGAGGACCGTGCGGCAAAGGCCGCCATCGCCGACCTTGATACCTGCGGTAACTGCGGGGCGACTGACCAGTACGAAAAGCACTGCACCAACTGCGGCAACTCCATGGAGCCTCCGGTAGCCAAGAGCGGTAACGGCAAGTTCTGCGCTAACTGCGGCGGAAAGCTGCCTGCTGCCCCGGCTAAGCGCTCCGACCACGAGTGTGACACCGAAGAGCGTACTGAAGCTCTTGCTGAAGAGGCTGAGGTTACTGAGGAAGTTCGCTCCGGGGAAGAGGCTGAGGTTACTGAGGAAGTTACCAACGGCCATGTAATCGACAGCGGAGAAGCCCAGCTCGCAAAGCTCGGTCTCCAGCGTCGTCAGCGCATCGCGGAACTTCAGGAGAAGAGGTTCGACCCCTTCCTCGGAACTGACGAGTAATTGACATAACAAGGAATTCCCGGTTATCACTTGCATAGCCGGGAATTCTTATGTTTACTCGTAATTGAAACCCGTGGCCGGTTTAGCTGCGCTCAGCGCATGGACTCCGGAGCCGGATAGTGAATACCTATCCTACTTTGGAGGAAATCATGGCATCTGAAGTTGCCAGTAACCTCCGTGACCGCCGTCAGAAGGCCTGGCACGAAGCTAAGGAACTTCTCGACCGCACTTCCACGGAGAACCGTGACTTCACGGGCGAGGAAGAGGGCAAGTGGTCCGCCCTTAACTCCGAGATTGACAAGATCGATGAGCGGCTGAAGACCGTTCTCGACGCTGAGTCCCGCACCAGGGAGACCGACGAGGTTTACAACCGCCTCGCCAGCCGCCAGGTAGAGGGTCACGCTTCGTACGACGCTGCACGCGAGGAAATTCGTCAGTGGATGATCAGCCCGACTCGCGGCGAGATCACTGTTAACCGCCGTAACAAGGGCTCCGTTAACCCGGCGTACCTTCAGTCCACTGAGTTCCGTACCCTGCTCTCCAACAACACCAGTTCCGCGTCGTCTACTGTTCCCGTGGATTTCTATGACCAGCTGATCAGTTACCTGATCGAAGTTTCTGGTCTGCTTCAGACCGGCCCGTCCGTACTGAACACCACTGGCGGCGAGACGATCCAGATCCCGGTTGTGTCCGCGCAGGTTACCGGCGCTTCCGCAGCGCAGG